CTTGTAGCGTATCAATTGCCTTTAATCTCTCTTTTATCTCCTGTAAAATCATTTCCTGATTTTCAAGTTTTTCAAAAATCTTTCCAAACTTTTCGTCATATTCTCCGTTCAATCTATCCACCAGCTTATTCCTTGTTGTTTCACATAATTAACTACCTTTTTAACTGCAGGGCGTAAATACGGCTGTGCTCTCATTTTTCTCGTTCCAAACTCGACAAAAGGAGCATATTCTACATTCGTGCCTACATAATGAGTATATTTGTTTTCTTTTCCAGCATGGATAGACGCCCTTAAACGACCAGTTCTAACGGGACAAAGTTCCTTTGCCTCTTTTTCAACCATTAAAGCTATTATCTCTATTTTTTTATCCAGCTCTTCTAACTGCTGTAGCTTCTTATTAAGTGATTTAAACCCAATTAATTCGATGCCAGTCAAGCTAAAACACCCCAATATTGGCTTATTAGCTCTATAACTGCCTTAATAATCTCTTTAAAGCTATTTTGAAGATGTCTCGCAAATTTTGCCTCTATCCTCTTGACGTTTAACTCCCCCTTTCTACCAAAATGATAATGCCGTCTTAATTCCTTTTTTTCAAAAACTGGAACAATCGTGCATCTACAATTAGGATGAAGAGGAGGAGCTTGTTCTCCAGACGAAAAAGGCTTATCTATCTCCGCTATTTCTCCATTCATCGCCTCACATTCTGGGCAAGTCCTATCATCAAAAGCAGTAAGCCATTGTTTGTATTTCACTACTCCGCTTTTTTTATACCCCTCTAACCTTCCATAATTACTTGCTCTCATTACCTCAGTTCTTGCGATAGTGTTTAATCGCCATTTCTTTCTTGTAAAACCTACATCTCTCAACTCTTTCGCTACTTTTTGCATACTTTTACCGTCTAAAATTCCCTGCCTAACCACTCTCCGTATTTCCTTTCTTACATCCTCTCCTACGCCTGTAATCAGATCAAAAGTGTATTGCTCTAAAAATTCAATGCTGTGAGGATCCGGAGGAATATCAAAAGTCCAACCATATTTTTTGAGATCTGAGTTAGCTTTATCGAGCCCTTTCTTATACGCTTCTTCTATATACTTAATACTACCTTCCTTAGTCGCCTCGAGCATATTATACAGTAGATCATCTACAACTTTAAACAGAATATCGAGATCAGGCTTAGCCATGAGCATACCTACCTCTTTTGACTGGTGTGCCGTATCTCTCCATCAATTCCTCTTCTTCCAAAGGGGGCAGGTTAAGATATTCTCTTGCTTCATTAACGCTTATAACTCCGCTCATAAGAAGAAGGTCTATTGCCTTCGCTTTTGTAGCTAAAACCTCTGCTTCGCTCTTTTCATCAGCGTAAATCTCGTTCCATACGATATCATAATCTCCGCTAATTCCTCTCGCTTCAAGCTCCCAGTCCAGTAATCTCGTAATTATCGGTGTAAATCTTACTTGAAGGTCTTTTAGATCACTATAATAATCTCTTAAATTAGTTTCAGCTGTGCTTAATGTTCCGTGCCCTGATCCAAGCAAAACGGTATAAGGAACTCCTACTCCTCCAGCTATCTGATAGATTAAATGCTCTGAATAAGGCTTAATATCTAAAGCCTTTCCTCCCTCTTTAATATCCACTTCTACCATTTCGGGAGTAACGAAACGACCTACATCTTCCATTTTCGCAAAAGCCTTTGCCCATTCATCTAATAGTTGCTGAGTAACACCATCACCTTTTAAAGTAGCAGTTATAATCTGAGAGATCACTTTTTTGGGTATTTTTCCAGACGCTTTATCTAGCGTTATTTTGGCTTCAATAACATAAAGCATCGGTTCTATAACACCGATTGGTCTCTTTCCATCGCCTATCGTATCGTATTTAAATTCAATTATCCGTTTTGGATGAATTTTGAGCCCATAACCCGGCAGTTCGTTTATTCTCTGCTCATAATAAAGCAGTTCTCCATAATCTTCTTTTTTAGGATCAGACTGGTAAACTGGGCAAATTGTCTTTGGATCTATTAATTCAATCCCTATGATTGGCGTTTTAGGAGGCTCTTCCTCAGCTCTTCTATCATCGTTTTCAAAGATTATCTCTAAGTAACCAACGCCATAGATCATTGCGTTTTTAAGCAGGTCAATTAATTTATTTTTCAAGTCTGTTTTATCCTCGAGCTCATAAAAGGCTTCTTCTATTGCTTCGTTTTCTGTTATAATTGTGATCCATCTCTCAAAAGTATCATGGCTTCGTTTCAGTATTCCCTTTCTGGTTAAGGGCTCACTTAAATAAGCATTCTCACATAAGATTAAGAGCTCTCTATCTAAAGCATATGCTTTTGTTGTTAATTGTGCATATTCCAAAGTAGATGAGTTTGATTTTCTAAGTTCTACTGGAGGCTTAGGCACTTGCTTTTGTTTAAATAAACCTTTTAAATCAATTTTCATCATATATCCTCCTCTTTTTTAATTAAAGAGTATAACTTTATTATCGCTCCAATATCAGAATTAAGCAATTTAGCCGTTAAAATCAATGAAACTAAATTATACTCGCCGGAAATAGTGAGCAATTGACGGATTACATCAATTTGATCGCTTAACCCTAACGTGTCGAGGATTTGTTCCGTTAAGTAAGCGCTCCCTTGCTGGGCTTCGTTTAACATTATCTCAGTTAAAAGAGAAGCTGTTAAATGATAAGTAATAAACTCGTTTAATGCTATGTTGTCATACAGTATAATTTTTAATTCTTTTATGATTGTATCTAATAGAGTTATTGCCTCGCTATAGCTTATACCAATCCTCCTCTCAGTCTTTTCGCTCAGATGTATGTTCTCTATATTTTGTATGAAGGCAGTATAAACTTTCGTTAAAAGCTCTTGCAAAACAACGCTGTCTACTAATGCGCTTAATAAATTAAGCCTTCTCTCCTCTGAAAGAGATAATGTATCTACTATATACTGCCCGCTTCCTGATTTTAAATCTACATTTTCAATTAAGTTTACTAAATCAGATAGTATTTTATTTATTAAACTTGTGAATGCTGTTACTTCATTTATATTAATGCTCTCTTTCAAAATGCTGTTTAACTGCTTAATATAAAATATCGCTTCGACGAGTGTAACATTATCAACTAAGCCGGACTTGAAGTCTCCCGCTGTGGTAGTGTCTTCATCCAAAAACAAAAGCTCTGATAAAGGTAAATTAAGAACGCCTTGCTTAGCCAAGTCTTCAGTTAAAGTTATAATCTCGCTAAGTAGCTTTCTCACCAACTCCTTTTTTAATAAGCTCTCGTTTAAAGTTATATTATCAGTATTTGATACAAGCAAAGGTAATACTTTTTGTAAATCCTCTGCTAAAGTTAAAGTTAATGCTATTTGTTGTACCCTGCTTAATTGCTTGGCTGGAGAACTTACTAAAGTCATTCCTTCTACTATTGTAATAGAGTAAGTTACTACACCTAAATCTATTATAAGCTCTACGTTTGTAGATGCTGGTGATGAATAACTTGTTTGTATAGTTAGTTCCACATTGTTTGATGAAGGAGGGGTATAAGTCATTTATGCCACCGTTAAGGCACTATATGACACTTAATATCTCCATTTTGTGTGCCATCAGATGGAATTACTATAACGGTATTTTTAACTCCCTCAGCAGCCGAAACAGTATAACTCCCATCTGTTTGCGATGTTGTAACTCCAACTATTGTATTAGTGTCTTCCCTTATACAGATTACAGTAGCACCACTCACGGGCGTTCCATCTGACAACTTTACTATACCTGATATAGGGACTCCCTCAGCACTAACCGTGAAAGTCGGCTCTGGATCTGCGTATTTTCTCACTCTCACCCAGTCTATAGTCCCGTTTCCATAGTACCATAAAGATATTGAATAATAAAGCCTGTCCAGTTCTGAAAGCCTACAGGCTTCACTATACTTTAAAACATTATCAACGTAAAATTTAATATTCGTGTCATCGATCGCAACGCTGTAAAGCCTAAAAATGTTAATTTCTAAAGATGTGCGATATAACTGTGTTTGTGAAGAGTCACTCTGAGTATAACGGGTTATTCCATAAGTGTCTGTGGTTCTTGTTTCGGCCCTATACCAGCTTTTATTCTCCCATATGTTCCTGTTTGCATCATAATTGTGTATATAATGATTCACTTCTGACCCACTGTTATGTTTCCTGTAGGCCTCAAAAACTATGTTCCTTGATGGAAAATTCTTAAGCGGTCGTATAAACCCCCATGTTCCCGCTGTCTCCTCAATTGTTAACATGCCGTTAGATAGTGAATAATTTAAGTTCCCTTCTTTCTTCCACTTGCTAAAGTCTAAATCCGTGCCGTTGAAATCGTCGTAAAAGTCAAAAACTTCTTCAGCGTTACTCTCACTTACTGCGTTCTCGTTCCCATAATACATATAAATCGTTATGCTTGAATTTGCTAACAAACTTGGAATTTTTACCCATATCTTTGCTGTTTGATTACCGCTATCCCATTCTTCAATCCAATAAGGCAATAATGTTGTCCCATCCTCTGCTGCAAACCTAATATCGCTACCATCAGCATTTGCTTTAGAAAAGTCAAAGTTTGAACTATTTAATTCTATTTTTACTTGATAATCTGTTAAATCACTCCCGCTTTGCTCCGTTATGGTGATGCTTCGTCTATACGTCCACCCTGTTAGCCAAGTCATTTTTACTTCACCTGCTTACTTAATTTAGTTAGTAGGTAAAAAGCAAAAAAATCAGCTGACAATAATATCCCACGTGACGGTGAGACTGTCCCCGGCGTCCCAGTCCAGGTTTTTAGCTGATTGAACTACTCTGCTGAGCATAGTTCCAGCGGTGGGGTCGTTAAATAACCCATATTCGGTAACAGCGGAAGTTCCAGTTAGCCCGTCATCAGAGCTAAATGTTGCTTCAAATCTTGCGGTGTCGTTAGTAATGTTGCTTGTAACGCTTGTAACAGTTGCGGCTTTCCTCTTTAATTCTACCTCCATTGCTGTATCAGTTGCTGCTTCCGCTGTAGTCCCAGTTCCAATCGCTATATAACCAAATGCTGTTCCTCCAAGCCCAGAGCCAATTAATTTAGCTACTTCTGCTTTTCCAGCGTTCACTACCAAATTATCAAACTCTTCCTCTATAACTTCGCCTGTTTTCGCCTTAAAAATTCGTATTTTTACCTTTCCTTTTAACCCAAACTTTTCTTTACCCATTTTTATCAACCCCCTACTCAAATAACTCATAAATTACTAAAACATCTGTATGTCCATACCAAACAGATCCATCCGCAAAAGTAACCTTTGCTTGAATTCTGTAGATTCCAGCTTGGTCTAAATCTCCATTTTGAATAATATACTCTATCTGTGTGCCGTTAGCAGTTCCTATCCATTCTTCTTGTGTCCCATCAGGCTTTTTTACTAAAACGCTCACTTGAAAAGCAGTAGATAAATCCTGTCCTGTTTCAACGACAAGCTTAACGCCCACAGTTCCTACATACCATTTAGTTTCTACCAACCTATATCACCCCAAAAAAACGCTTGGTGGTCTTAAAACCTCTCTTCTCCCTACTCTCGTAACCGCTAAAGCTAAACTATCTGAGTAATCCGGGCTTTTTGGTGGATCAATGATTTTTATTAAATCTCTGCTCGTGTAATCTTGTTTTAACGCTGAAAGATCCCTAATCAACTTTGGGTGGTCTGGGATGCTTATCATCTGCTCTTTAGAAGGATCAAAATAATCTCTTAGCTCATAATAAATTTGGGCTTTTAAGTTAGCGAAAAGAAGTTTAGCCTCCCCCCTTGTAGGGGATGCTCCAAACTTAATTGGATTGACTTTTACGCCCTCCTCTTTTAATAAGTCTGTTACTCCACCACCTACACCAGTATCATCAACATTTACTATTTTAGCGTTATACTTCTCATATAACCTCTTGACTCTCCTTGCTGTCCAAGTTGTTTCTTTTCCTTGAGCTGAAATTATATCTATAACTTTGATATGCTCTCCATTTTGCCCTATCACAGTTATTACTGTTTCATCCTCTCCCATCCTCGCAACATCTACCCCTATTCTGATTTCATCAAAATTATCAACATGCAGATCAACATTTATCGCCTTTTCAATCCAATGAAGCGGAATTAAAGCGTTACTTATTACGTCAGGGAATTCACCGAGCACTCTAACCTTATATAAAACGCTATCCTCCCCCCATTCTCGCTTTCTCTCTTCAATCCAGTCTTTACTCACTCTCGGGCTATCAAGACTGGATAAATGAAAAGTAACCCATAACTCCCTGTTCTTATGAAAAGCATCATAAAAATATCCTTCTGGTTTGGTTGGGTTGCCTATTAAAAGCATTTTTGCCTCTGTGGTTTGACTTCCTTCTATTGCCTCGTAAATTTCATCTTTTACACCAGATGCCTCATCGATGACATAAAACAAGTAAGGAGCGTGGAAACCTTGCATGTTTTCTGGTCTATCACTACTCCTCCCAGTAATATACCAATCTTGAATTCTCTCTCCATTCTTATCTTTCATATAAATATCCATATCTAAAATATCAAAATTATCTCTAAGAATTGGCGGAACTTTTCTTAACGCTGAATGAATTTCAGACCATAAAACTTTTCTAACCTGTTGCCAAGTAGGAGCAGTAGTTATTACCTTAGAATGAGGATGAGTTACAAAAAACCATATTGCTGCTCGTGCTGCTAACCAAGTTTTTCCTACTCCATGACCACTCCTTACTGCTATTTTCTTATTCTTAGATATCGCCTTTAGCACATCTGCTTGGAGAGGGTCGGGCTTCTCACCAAAAAGATCAATAATAAATTGAATAGGATCTTTCTGCCATTGAGCTAATAAATCAACAAAATCAACCTTATTCAGCCTTCATCCCCTCCCCAGCTTCTCTCCTTCTTCTCTCTAATTCTTCGTGGAGGCTGGCAAGTGAAAGTGACACATTAACATTAACATCCTGTTTAAACTCTCCTTCGAGCTCCAGCTGGTATTTGAGAAGGGTAACTAAATCTGAAAAAGAGCGTGCTTTTATTTTGCCTTCTTTTAATTGTTTTATTGCTGAAGCTATAGCGGCAGTTACTATTTTTCGTTGATCTTCTTTTATTTTAGACACTTTATCATTAGCTTCATCTATTATCCTTGCTAAAGTTTCCGCCTCTATGTCCCCCCAGCGGTATTTCTTCTTCCAAACGCTTATTGTTCTTTCGCTAACACCTATTAATTCGGCTGTTTTTTTATTAGAGTGTGTTTTAGTCCAAATTTCGTAAGCTTTTAAAACCTTTGCAGGCATCTGTTTAATTAAAACTTCAGCTTCCATTAGTATCACTCAAAACGAGCCATAAACTCCTCTTCAATCTCATAAAACGGAATTTCCATCCCATCCCTAATGAGTTTTATGTCATCATTACCAAAAGCATCGATATATCTTTTTACAATTAGATCAACATTAGCAGGTTCAAGTTCCATAAGCCTCGCTTTTCTTCGTGTTTCCTCACAAGCAATTAGGGTTGTGCCTGAACCAGCAAACAGATCAACAATAATCTCCTCTTCATCAGAAAAATGGATGATAAACTCTTTAAATAACGCAACAGGTTTTAAATGCCTATGTATATCATCTTTCCGCTTATTAATTTCGAGAGCTGTTGAAAATGCATCATATAGGTTTTTGAACTTTGTTTTGCCTACTCTGAAGTAAGCAATTAAATCATGAGCCGTTATTGGCATATTGTTATTAACTAAAATGCCAGGCTTTAGTGTAACTGAGAAGAAATACTTAAAATAATTAAAATAGTTATATGCAAGTTTAACAAGATACTTATCGCTATTCATCACAAAAATTTCGCAACTCTCCTTATTTGCTATTGAGAGAGCATTATTGAACCAACTCAAATCGTCAAAGTCGTATGGTGGATCAGTTAGGATAACATTAGCCTTCTCTTTACCCATCAACCTCTCAACATCTTCTCGTTTCGTGCTGTCGCCACACATCACCAGATGCTCACCTAAGATCCATACATCTCTTTCTTTTGAAAATGGGTCTAATTCTTCTTTAACGCCTGGTAAATCGTCTTCCTTTTCTTCATCAACATTTTCATTTTCTCTTAATTCCTTGAAAAGTCGCTCTATCTCTTCATCATCAAAACCTGTTAATTCGAGATCGTAGCCTTCTTCCAGTAACTGCTCTAATTCAGCTTGGAGAGAAAGTTCATCCCATTCGCTCTCCGCTACTTTGTTGTCTGCGATTCTAAAAGCCTTAACCTGTGCCGGGGTTAAATCATCCGCAACAATAACTGGGACTTCTTCTAAACCTAAAAGTTTAGCCGCTTCATAACGCCCATGCCCTGCTATAATCACAAAATTCTTAGGATTATTCACATACGGGATCAATTCATCAATTTTGATCATTCGTATCTCCATTCTAAAGCCTCCTCTTTCGCAAAACATCAAGAGTTATGATAACTATTGACAATAGTAATAATTATTAATCCCACATTGGGGTGGAGAGGGGGAGTAAATCCCCGCCTCTCCCCAAATTTAACACTCCCTATATATATTATGCAATAAGGTCTTACTCTATATAGTTGTAAAGCTTGTAGTATGATGAAAGGATAGCATTTGGATCTGATTTAGCATACTTGAATAAAACATCATAATTGCAGTTTAAACTATATTTTTTGTAGATCAATATTATTAATGCTGGAATAATGTCCTCGATTGGGATGTTTAATTTACGGTGGAGATTATTCTTATATATCATATTAATATATATATTAATTGCTTCCCTAACCATATGCTTTGGCATCCTTAGCCAAGAGGATAACCTGTAGACCTCATGTACTGCATAAATAGTATTATCCTCGTTGTAACTATTTATTTTTAAATTATTTATTGATATGTCTCCTTTAATTTCTGCTAATCTTTCTCTTGATGGTATCTCATCATAATCATAAACGTAACCACACTCGCCACAGTAGTATTCTCCTCGAGCAGGATCATAGAAAAGCTTATCAGAACCACAGAGAGGACACTTAACCAAACTCCCTCCCCTCCATGTCATCCTCTTCTTTCTTCTTACATATTTCATCGTAAAGCACTTGCTGAGTTTCGCTTAAATTAGCATACTCCCTTAACGCTTCATAGTGTAATACCTCACTTAACCAGTTTGCATCTATTAGTGGCATATGGATCTCTATCATATCAGTAGAGCCAATAAGGATAATTCTAACATCGCTCGGAAAGGCTTGGACTGTGATGGTCCTTATCTTATCGTGCTTAAGAAGTAGTTTATAATGCCTCGCTGGAGCAGGGGAATTAAGAAAAGTATTCGTAGCGAATTCTACAGCATAGTTTAATAATCTTGCAAAGAAAAGAGCTGTTTCTGTAGTGAACGATAGTTTAATATAATCATCTTTTGTTTGAATGTGGAATATAAAATCGCTACTCTGTATCGTTCCTCTTTCAGTTATTTGGATCTGGGTCTTTTCTATCTCAAAAATCACATCGTCTAACTCTATATAAAAAACAGGCTGGTAACTCATTTTTATACCTCCTTTGCGAGATAAAATAAACTTATTTTAACAGGGCTGATTTAATTATTATTTAATCACTCTAATAGGTCTAAGAATAAAATTTCAATAACTAACGTAACTGGATAGACTATGAAAACTATTGCTAAAAACGTAAGCAGTCTTTCATAAAATGTTGCTGGGTTAAGCCATCGCCAAAAAAGATACGATGTTACCGCTGGAATAC